TGAGGATTCCCTTCACGCGGCATCGAGAAGTCTTCGGCTGAGTCCCAGTATTCCCGCATGAAGGGAATCCTCACGGACCCCGATCTGCTCGAAGCTCTGCGCTCCGGTGAGATTGATCTGAAGACCGCGAAGGAGAAGGGCAAAGTCCGCGGCGCTCAGAAGAACCCGAACGCAGCGAAGAAGAAAGAGAACCTCGACAAGCGGATGACGAAGGCTGTCTCTCAGATCGTCGCCTGTGCCAAGGAAGGCGGCATGGACAAGGCATCCGTGCTCAACCAGATCGGCTCGGCTCTGAAGAAGAACGGCATCAAGTAATCCAAACCTTTCTGTAGGTAATGGTAGGTGCAGACGGGTAGTCCACTGTTGGGGTGGGCTACCCGTTTTGCATCCGATGCAAAACAAATTTCGTGGCGAAAATGGTATGGTCACTGCACTAAACATATACGTATATGAGCAAGCCCAAAGCAGCAGCAAGCGATCCCGAACCCGCTCCCATGCCCCCGGAAGGGCAGGAGAACAAGGACCCAAACGAAGCTGCGGCGCAAGCCGCGGAGGATGTGAAGTCCGAGGATCAGAAGCGAATCGAAGCCGCGGTTACTGGCAGTAATACTGTCGGTGGACAAGGCGGTGGTCCCGGTTCCGCGGAGATCACGCGGCTGTCCGCCACTGACAAGACGATGACGCCGGAGGAACTGGCTGACTCGACTCACCCGCTGGCGCCGACCGCGCCCCTCGTCGACCCGCTCGCCGACAAGAAAGAATAAATAAACCTCCCAGTTAGGCACCACCATTAATGGAAAAGTCTGAAGATCAGAAGAAGCGAGAGATTATTCCCACTCGGGATAGTCTCAAAACCCAATACCATCCGCTCAGCCAACTGCTGATGGTTGTACCAATTCCCGGCATCACCAAGGTTGGCAACATCATCCTGCCGGAGAAGTCCACCATTCAGATGAATGAGGGACACATCGTGGAGAAAGGTCCCAAGTGTACAGAGAACGTCCAAGTCGGAGACTGTGTGACATGGGATCAGAACTCCGAATACCGTCTCGATGTGGACGGTGTAAAATTCGTTCTCGTGAACGAAAGCAGCTGCACCATGCGAATCCCGCTGGCTGAACTGCAAACAACCGACCCCAACCAAACTGAACTACCGCTACCATGACCGAACTCCAAGCCTATATCCAAAAGGAACAAGAGGTTTCCAACCTCACCCGCTACGTCCAGCAGCTACAGATCCAAATGCAGGACGCACTTGCAATGAATGCAAGACTCCGGAAGCAAGTCCAAGACCTGAAGGAGAAGCTCGGATCCATTGGCAAGACAGTCATTGGTGCATCCAAGCTCGACGAAGGTGCAACCATGGCCATGGCTCAGGGTGATATGTGTGAACGCCCTTGCGATCAAGGTACACCTATCGGTAGTGGGCAACTCGCTCCCACTCCCCCTCAGGACAGGGACAACGATTACCACGAGAAGATTTAACTTGCACTGACTGCAAAACTAGGTATGCTGCTGGAGGTAATTCCTTCAGCAGCAATTTTTATGAATCATTCCCAACACGAAACTGATGACTTCATCATTACACCTAGAGTCAAATCTAAACCTACCATGAACAAACCCGTTATGTCAGATGGCGTCGAGTCAGATGTACTCGATGCGATATCGCAGTATCAGAACAGAGACAAGTGGATCCAGTGGGGTATGAATAATATCCGCGAGCAAGGGTCCGCTATTCTTTTGGAAGGACCATCCGGAACTGGCAAGACTACCATTGCCAAGTGGATGGCAGAGAGGATCAAGAAAGGATTCAAGCAACTCAGTGCCGCGCAGATTGGTGGAGGTGAGCCCGGTGCAACTGAGCGTGCAGTGGTGGAGTTCTTCGCCGATGCGAAGAAGAGGCACAACGCAACCATCTTCATTGATGAGTGCGATCACTTGCTTGGCAACCGTGAGAAGATCTCACCCGATGGAAAGACTTGGCAGCTTGGGACTATCGAGACTCTCATGATGGAGATGAACGTGTACTCGGGACTCGTCATCTGTGCCACCAATCACGTCCACAATCTCGACCCCGCCCTATCGAATAGGTTCCTCGCCATTGTGCATGTGGGCGAGCCAGACTTCCCGATGCGAGTGAAGCTGTGGCGTCACAAGATTCCGAAGAAGCTACCTTTCCAACCTTCTGAAGGGGAGTTGAAGAAGCTTGCCAAGTACGAGTTGAATGGCAGACAGATCGAGACTGTCATCGTAGCTGCAATCTCAAATGCCATCCGGCGAAACGTAAGACCGTCGCTCGGTCTATTCATTCAGTTCTGTGAGCGTGAGAATGGAAAGCACATCGTTGCTGAATGAAACAGAAATACGTTCAGGAGTGGGAAGTCTCCAAGACGTATCCCGTCCGATCGCTTGGACAATTACTTCGGCTGTTCTACAAAGTACACCGCTATAAGGAGAAAGGAGAGTGGCGGGCAATGCGCCCGATCTCCTTCTTGGTGAACCCCGCACCGTTCGTGATGCCGGGTGATCCATTCGCTCAGGACATGTATGTAGCCATCTACTACGGTCTGAGATTTGCACCCGGTGCAAGATATTATGTGGTGGTGGAACAGAACTTTATGTGCCCCACCACTGGACCCCATGCCTGCAAATTGTATCTGCAAGTGCATCCGGGTGGAACATACCAAGCTGCACGCCATGTGTGGATAGGTACAATGCAGATCGAGTGCAACTTCTATGACGAAGAGAAAGTCAAAGCGAAGTTGCGCCGAGCTATTAGACTTCAGGAGTATTTCTGCTCCGAAGAATCCCAACAAGAAATCGTAGAGTTCGACGAACCCCAACCCATTAGCTACACCTTATGAAGATCACTGAAAACAAATGTCCGCGTTGTCTCAAGCAGATGTATGATGACGGGAGAGATAATCTGCTCTGTCTCAACTGTGGCAAAGTCCTATCCACTCCCCCTCAGTCTCCGACGAATGCAATCATCTGCTTTGTCCTGCTGCTGTGTGTATGGCTGGTGGTGATCTGGGCGCTGTTCAATGGACATTTCCTGCCGTTTTAGCTCTTGACAAATGTCGTACATTCCTATACAATGGATGTCCACAGTTAGGAATGGATCTCACGCCCCGCCAGAATAAGACCGCGTACAGACTGCATCGCCGCAATGGAGGTGCAGTCTGGTGGCGTGTCGGTACAGGTAAGACGCGCATCACCTTCAAATGGTTTGCACTCGTTGCAAAAGACTGCAAAGTTCTACCACGTTTCATCGTTGTATGTCGTCGTGAAGCGTTTGCAGATTGGGAAGATGAGATGAAGCGTTGTGAATTGCCATGGCGTACATGGACAGTGGAGTGTGAGGATGATCTGTATGACATCAAGACTACGAAGCCAGTGGTCTATCTAATCTCACATGGGATGCTGGATAAACTATCCCATGCTATTGCCGAGTCCGGCAGTATGATCCAAGCGATCTGCTACGATGAAGGGTTCCTCTATAAGAACTCACAGACTAAGCATTGCAAAGCAGCCAATCGAATTTCCAAAGGTGTCGGTCGTGCTGCCATCCTGTCTGGTAGCGTGATGACTGCTCGTAACTTAGAAGATGTATTCGGACAACTTTATGCCATCAACCGTCACGCTGTGCTCGCTCGAACTCTCACGGACTTCCGAAGTCAATACATGTTTAAGTTCCAAATTGCCCCCAACCGAGAAAGCCAAGCTGCTAAGTGGGTTGCTGCAAGAGGCGCTGTCGAACTTGTCTCAACTCGAATCGTTCCAGTTTCCTCCATCTATTTCCCGACTAACAATCAACGTCGAGCAGTATCCATCGTCAGATCCATTGAACCCACACGTGACCAACTTGCCGCCTTCGATAGCCTTCGGAACTTCTTTGAGATAGAACTGAAGGGGAGAGTGGTTGAGTTTAAGAACACACCCAGCATCATCATCAAATGCCAACAAGTATCAGACGGTTTTGTTCACTTGGAGAAAACGACTACCCGTATATCGTCAGCGAAGATGGACTATCTTCTTTCGGCTGTGTCGGAACTGCTTCTTTGCGGAGAGAAGGTCGTGATCTGGTGTGCCTTCCAACACTCGGTGAACTTGATCTTGCAGTCGTTGCAAAAGAAGATGCCGTCCGTGAAAGCTTATGGTATGCACGGAGGAAAACCTTTCGATATCGCGGGTTGGTATCGGAACGGACAGGTCGCCGTAGCCACCGTTGGGTCTGGGAGTTCAGTGAACCACTTCCGGCATTGTGCGTATGCCCTTTACTTCAGCCACTCTTTCAAATGGCTGGACATGCAACAGTCAATGGGGCGAACGGATCGACACGATTCGAAACATCAGACCTGCTTCTACTATTATCTACAGACAAAACAAAGTCTGGACTCGTTAGTGTATCAGAGAGTTTTCTCTTCCAAGAAAAAGGAAGAGGAGTTCATAACTAAATCCGTAAACGCATGGCTGAAAAAATTACCATTAGAATCCACGATGACTTCGAAGGTGATGTCGCTTCCATTAAGGAATGGTGCGCAGCCAATGCGTCGTCGCTCAACTCAGTCTTTAACTCGTTCCTTCCAGCCATCGCGTCTGCGATAACCAACCAAGTTTACGAAGATGACAACACAGGCAAACGATTCGTCCGAGCCGACTTCGGAGATCTCATGCTCCGCGAACCCCACGACTATCGGAATTATCGGGCCGACACCTACCAATGATCTTTTGCACTTGATGCAAAAGTCGATGGCTGGTACGGAACGGATTACTTCTGATCGCAACTTGCTCGTTCAGTTCTATCCCGATTCTCTGAAGCGAAAGCTAAATACTGAGATTATGTTCACCACCCTTCGAGGGATGGGACTCGGACCCTTTTTGGCAGACCATGCAGTGTGATCCAGATGTGATCCGAGGTTATACGTTCGGTTTCATTGTGCCTGCATCATGGGCACGCACTGCATACATTGTCCAAGGCATCAGCAAGATTACACTCCGATGAGAAAACTCCACCTACCAGAACTTGAATTTGAAATCAACCCCGAGCTAATCGGGGAGGGCATCACTCAATCGGAGATGCAAACTTGGGATAACTGTCCCGAGAAATGGTATCTTGGGTACAACCTCATGCTCTCACGGCGTGGACAATTCTCGTGGGCTACCACGTATGGATCGTGGATGCACAACTCACTGGAAGAATTCTATCGGACCAAGGGTAAGCGATGGTCGTGGGCACCTACACTGGACGGCATCGCAGAGAAGGATCTTCGCTTCTCATCGCAGAGAGTGCTGCGTGATCGTGAACTCTACACTCGGCTGGGCCAGCTTCAGATGGAGATCTATGCCAGCTTCTACAAGGATGACCCCAAGCATTGGGAGATCGTGGGCACGGAAGACATCATCGACTTCGAGTTCGAAGGCATTAGACTGAAGGGGAAGTTGGATGTGCGGGCTATCCAAAAGGCGTACAAGCGTCTCATCATTTGGGACCACAAGACCACGGGCAGACTCGACAAGGACACGGCACTCGGCTGGGAATTCCGCTTACAGTTCATGTTCTACATGTGGCTGGCCATGCGTGATCCCAAGTTCAAGAAGGAGCGACCCCGCGGCTTCATGGTCAATGCGGTGAAGAAGCCACAGCTTAAGTGGGGCGACACCGAACCTGTCGATGCCTATTTGCAGCGAGTGCAAATCGACATGATGCAGAAGCCCGAGAAGTATTTCTATCGTGATCCTCAGCTGCTCAAGGAAGGGGATATGGAGAGATTCGAAGCTACCATCCTGCGTCCCAAGTTGGAGAGGGTGAAGATGCTATTCAATCCCAAGATCTCCGACGAGGTTAAGACTTTGATCGTTCGTAATAAGAATACGGACACCTGCCGCAAGTACGGGCAGCCATGTGAATTCATCACCGCTTGTAAGAACGGACTCGATATCGAGAAGCGTGCATTCTACCGCCGAGAAGTTAAACACCGCGAACTTGTGGAGGAAGCTAATGAGTGAAAACGTATCAGTCAAAGGGCTGAAGGAATTGCATCGCACTGAAGCTGCGATACTTTTCGAAAGACCTGATGGCTCAGAGGAATGGATTCCTCGTTCGTTGATAGACTACATCTGTAAAAGCCGAGACGAAATCTGCATCATTGAAATCCCCGAATGGTTAGCCCGCAACAAGAACTTAGACTATGATTGAACTCAGCTACTCACCTCCACCCTCAACTGGAACTCTGGCAGATGTCGTGCCTCCATATTTTCTGGACGATGGCGACGAATGCATGGACTTCAAGACTGCTCAAGGAGCATTCGACTACATCGAGAAGGCTCTTCCCGGTGTTGAGATTCAAGTAAACATCAACCCGCACCTCGCAATCTAAATGACTAGAAAACAAGCCAATGCACTCCTGCCAGACAAAGCAACATCGTGGAAGATCACACCACATCTGCTTGTCTTTTTACTCGTGGCACCACCTAAGTGGGGCAAGACGAAGTTCTTCATGTCCAACCCCGATGCGCTCCTCCTCGCATTCGAAACTGGGCATCGATTCCGTCGAGGACACAAGATCGAAATCGTCAAATGGGACCAACGCCGCGGCTCGTTCGAGATCGAGAAAGACGAGGAAGGTGTACCACGCATGACGGCAGAGCAGGCACTTGAAGTGCTGGAAGCTACCGACAAATATAACTTCGTCATCATGGACACGGTGGACATGGCAGCGAAGATGTGCATGGACTACCATTGTGAGAAGCTGGCAGTGGCTCACCCTTCAGATGCTGGTGATTTCGGCAAAGGCTGGGACGTAACACTCAACAGTCCGATGCGGAAATACATCCTCGCCATTCTCAAGACTGGGCGTGGCGTCGGCTTCGTCACCCACACGAAGATCGAGATTGCCCGCTTCACCTCTGGCGAAACGGCTCGCAAGGAATCCACCATGCCTTCAGGTGTAGCTCGCTTCTGTATCTCCCAAGCTGACGTGATGATCCATGGCGAGCTTGGCAAGAAGCGTCCCCCGAACAAGCTTCGTGATCGCATTCTCGTCTGCGAAGGTGATCTCGATACCTTGGCAGGCAACCGTTCCGATGCCCCGCTCCCGGAACGATTCATTGTTAGCCCGGACAAACCGTGGCAACAGTTCACCAAGTTCTTCGTGGACCCCAAGGCTGTCCTTGTGGCTGAACGGGAATACAAAAAGATTTACAAGAGGTAATTTCAAATGCTGTCTCAGATTGGTATTGATTCCAGACGAGAGTAACCTTGCGTCTGGTAGCTACTGGGTTTCATATGTGGCAAGAACTCTCCACAGGCCGCAGAATGGGCGGCACCATCCCTGAGCAGCACCACTTTTATGGGCGATTTCATGGATATCGCAGTTGCACATTCCTTGTGCGATGAAGACACTTTTGCACCCGGTGCAAAACGACAGCCGGAAAGACGGCAACGTTACGTAACAAACAAAACAAAACAGAAGATACATAGTATGGCTAAAACCAATAAACCCGCTGGCCGCCCCTCCCTCGCTGATCTTTGGGATGATACGGACCCGTCGGAAGCAACGAACACCCTGCCCAATGGCACCCACGAAGTTCGGATCAACAAGATCGAACTCAAGGAAGACAAGAAGAAAGGTGAAGCCGCGATCCTCGAAGTCGAGGGACTCGAAGGCGACATCGAAGGGCTCAAGGGCCGGCAGCTGTACAAGCTGCGTGATGTCAAAGGCGGCAAAGGGCCGGGCCTTGCGTATCTGATGCGTGATCTGGCGCTGCTGGGTTACGAGAAGATCACCGGAGCCAAGCTCAAGAAGACTCTGAAGGAGATCTCCGACGAGCAGCCGATGGTGGTCGTGAACGCCAAGGAGAACGGCGCTTACGTCAACATCTACATCCAAGGTCTGGTCGGCGAAGTCAAAGGCGCCGATGATGACGGCGAAGAAGACGATGCCGCTTCCTCGGATATCGAGGAAGGCGATACGGTCACGTGGGACAACGATGGTGATGACGTGAAGGGTAAGGTCACGAAGATCAACGAAGCCAAGGGTGTTGCCACTGTCCAACCCATCGATGACGATGGTGATGACGATGGCAAGCCGGTGAAGGTTGATCTCGAAGACCTGACCAAGGTCGATGAGGATGCCGATGGCGATGACTCCGGAGACGGAGACGATGCCGAATCTGAGCCGATCGCCGAGGATGACTTCGTTACCTTCGAGGATGACGATGACAACACGGTCCGGGCTCGCGTCATCTCGGTCAACGAGAAGAAGGAGACGGCAAAGGTTCAACCTGTCGATGACGACGGCGATGATGACGGCAAGGCTGTCACCAAGGACCTGTCGGATCTGACCAAGGAAGATGCGGATGCCGAATCCGAATCGTCCGAGGAGGAGGAGGAGGAAGACGAGAAGCCAGCGAAGAAGGGCAAGGCGAAGAAATGGACCCCCGCCGTCGGTGACGAAGTGAAGTGGACCGACGATGAGGGTGACGAGCAGACCGGCACGATCAAGAAGATCAAGGGCGACACCGCCACGATCGAGGATGCTGACGAAGATGTCGTCAAGGTCCCGGTCGAAGATCTCGAAGAGAACGACTAGCAGATAGTCTGAACACCTGAATGTGGAGGGGTCCGATCCCCCTTCACTTTTGCACCGCTTGCAAAACTATGGCTCCCCGCAATGACTCTAAAAGAATACGTAATTTCAAAAGTAAACCCTGACGAATATTATGCCAAGCGATTCCCCGAATGGAACCCCAGAGCAAAGAGCAATGTCCGATGTCCATTTCACGAAGACGGCGCCAACGGAAATCTTGCCATCGGACTTCGGAACGGTGGAGCAAGGTGCCATTCCACCCGATGTGCAAAACGAATTGGAAACATTGTCCACTTTGAGGCAACGCGAACTGGAGAAAAAGAACCCATCGCAGCTCGGAGAATTTATCGCGAATTCGTGCGACCAGTCGTTGATGCAAAACTCCTCGCAATCTATCGCCAGAATCTTAGGGAAAACACTGCGTTTATTCTGAAGATCAAAAAGGAGATGGGGCTCACGTCCGAAAGCATTGATCGCTTTCAACTTGGGCTCGATACTCTTTCCAATCGAATCACGATTCCTGTCTATGACCAGTTCAAGCAAGCTGTTAATGTCAGATTCTATCGACTTCCGTCCCAGAGGAATGGGAAGGACAATGCCAAGATACACAACCTTCCGGGGTTTGGTGGTGCTGATCTGTTTCCTTGGCCAGCAACTACTTCTTTCACAGATGGTTATCCGGTGTTTATTATGGCTAGCGAGAAAGAGGCTATGCTTGCCCTTCAAGACGGATATAATGCCTTTGCCTCTACTGCCGGCGAAGACAAATGGGATCCCGAATGGGATTCAGTGGTGGCTAACCGTCGAGTCTTCACGGTACTCGATGTCGATGAGGGTGGCGAAGCAGCCCGTCGTAGGTTGGTTCCGCTTATTGAAAAAGCTGCAAAGTCTGTCACTAACATACTCCTCCCCTTCAGAACCAAGCGGAAGGACTGGAAAGACTACGCAGACTTTAGGCTCAAGGAGAAGCGCAATGGTTCTGAGCTTGGGCGATTAGCCAAAAAATATGGACCCAAGTCTGTCCCAAAGTCTGGGAGTAATGGCAGCACTCCTCATCCTCCTGTGGATGACGAAGGAGAGGTGACATGCTCTGAAGGGGAAGTGGACTACCCGGAGCTACCTCCCTTTGCCACGAAGAAGATGATGGAGGTGGCGCACATCTCCTCACGGTCTGACCTGCTGAACAAGCGGATCAAGACACAGGGTATCGTAGCAGCCAAGTCTCCCAACACCTTCTCGATTCCATGGAAGTTTAAGGTAAAGATCAAGTCACGTCCTGACTTCGAGTATGAACTCCCAATGAGTCGGGAGTTGCTTCGTTATGTCCGATCATCGGACACGCAGATTTTGCAGTCAGTGCAAAAGATCATCGGCAATAACAACGCCGAAGTATTACCCATCGCATACTTAACAGCTACCGAAGTTGAGATAATCCCAACGGCATCCATCGATCAGGATGCCACTTACGTTATCCAACGTTGTTTCTACTTCGGTAAGAAGATCGAATCCAATGTCCCATACTACTTCGAAATCATCCCCACCTCCGAGATCAGATCTCAGGAGACAATCGGCATCATCACCAAGATCACCCCACTCTCCAAATCTATCGAGAGATTTGATGCCTCTCCCGAAAACATTGCCGACCTATACGCCTTCCGCCCGAGTGATGGCGAGAGTGTTTGGGACAAGATGGAATCTCTCGCCACTCAAGTTACAGAGCGGTTTACTCATATTTACAATCGTCTGGATTGGACTCTCATGGCTCTACTTACTTGGAGTAGTCCGATCGGATGGTGGTTTCCAAACGAACCACACACTGACAAATGCCAGCGTGGTTGGATTAATACTCTTACAGTTGGAGACACTGAGACGGGTAAGTCTAAGGTATCGCTGGCTCTTAAGGCTCTCTTCAAGTGCGGGGTCTTCATGTCCGGAGAGAACTGCACATTCGTCGGTCTGGTTGGCGGAGCAATCAAAATGGGTAGTGGTCAGCTTATGCTACGCTGGGGACGAATCCCCCTCTGCGATAAACAACTGGTTGTCATCGAGGAACTTAGTGGGCTATCGGTTGAGGAAATTTCGAACATGTCGGACGTGCGGTCATCGGGTGTGGCACGCCTTGATAAAGGTGGAATCTCTGCCGAGACTAATAGTCGAACTCGACTTATCTGTCTGTCAAATCCTCGAAGCATCAAGAAGCCTCTATCCAGCTACTTATTCGGAATTCATGCGGTTCAGGAACTTATTGGACACGGCGAAGATATCGCACGGTTCGACCTTATCACCACCTTAACAGACAATGAAGTCTCAATCAATGTCATCAACTCAGCGCAGTTTGCATCGAGTGCAAAAGACGAATACATTGGTGCCGATCAGTTTCAGAAACTTATCCATTTTGTATGGGCTCTCACACCCGAGCAGATTGAATTCGAACAGAAGGCGTATGAGGAATGCCTTGAGCAGACTAAGAGGTTGTCTGCCATTTATCATTCCTCTATTCCTATTTTCAAAGGAGGAAGTGGACGCTATAAGCTGGGTCGGATTGCGGCTGCCATTGCCTGTCTTCAGTTTGCTTGGGACGAGTCGAAGGGAAAAGTCATCGTTACTTCCAAGCATGTTAAGGCCGCAGGAAGACTCCTCGATCTACTATATACGAAACCATCACTCGGATACAGTCAGTACAGTTCTCAAATGTATGATCGAGAACGAGTCAAAGACGTCGTCCTTGTCCGCAAAGGATTCAAGGACAAGATTCCTCGATCGACGCTTCCCAAGGTACTCGAAACGTTAGTACATTCCACACGCTTCTCGCGTGATGAACTGTGTGCCATTGCCGGCATGACGCTAATGCACGCTGACCAACTGATCGGTGTGATGATGCGTGAACGTGTACTGCGTAAGGGTGAAGGGAACCTCTGGGATATCACCCCCGCGGGCAAGCGTTTCTTGGAAGACTTCATTGAACGTCTATCTAAATGAGTTGGCTTCTCTACCATGTTGGCGGACCTGAGTTGGTTGCCCTTCAGGGTGGAAAGAAGTGGACCTACGTCAACGATATTAAACACGCAACCACATTCCCAAGTGAAGTCGCTGCAATGCGGGCACGCGAACAGGTGTGCAACTTCCCTTGGATAACAGAAATACCATATGCCAGTTACCTCAGAGCGAACGAGTCCAGACCAAGTAGACATCGAGAAACTCCCACTCCTTATGAATTCTGAAGGGGAGATCAGGGATTTTGTAGACCAGTGTGCAGCATCGGGAATGAGTGACAACCGATTGAAGTACCTGATTCGCAATGCGTCGAAGAAGATAGCATTGCTGCAACTCCGTGGACCCTCATGATTAAGACCCCGACCCAAGTAAACGCATCTTGCAAGCGTTGCAAACTGCATCAATATGCACATCCAAAAGCTATTGGACTCAGAGGTCTCAACTCGCTTGGTCCACGAAAGCTTGTTATCTTCACAGACTATCCCGACTACTTCGCAGACCACGCCCATGCCCCCTATAAGCTCGACGTTAAAGAACTCCTATTCGAACTGCTATCGCGCATGTCAGTGGCTCCAGAAGATGTTGGATTCGAGTACACGCTACGATGCTACCCCGCAAAATCTTTACCGGGCACTAAAGCAGAACGCGCCGGATGTATTGAAGAGTGCGCTGCATACAGATTCAACGCAATTCTTCGCACTCGTCCGAAGGCTCTCGTTGCTCTGGGCAAAGTATCGATGGAGGCTTTCACGGGCCGATCTGAGCTTAAGAATTCCGAAGGACGGAAGTTTGCTAATTGGGAACCCATCGTTCGTGAGGTTGTCCCTGAAGTCTGGGTGGGTTACTCAATTAACTATCTACTCGTCTCCCCCTCAGATACCCCGCGAGTGTTTCGAGTGCTTTATAAAGCTGCAGAAGACGCCGGTCTTCACCCCAAAATTAACCCGAAGCCCTTCAAGTTCAAGTGGAAGAACCTCCTCTAGAATGAGTGCTACAGAATATAACACGATGAAGAACAGTAAAGCTTTTACGCGAGATGACTTAGATGCACTTTTGCACCTGATGCAAACCTTATGAGTGTTCATGAAATCTATGAGAAGAAGATCTCGATCGTTCACCTTCCAAACAACAAGCGCAAGTCGGATCGTCTCCGCTGTAATGTCCAAGAACGGCCAGCCACCCTCGGACATTTTAACATTGGAGAACTCTGTCAGATTCTTAATCGCGTACAGAAAGATTACCTTGGGGTTAAGCACCTTTTTACGTTCAAACACGGACGCTACATTGTAAGAATTTATGATCCGAAAATTACAGAATATCCTGACGACCCCGAGTAAGTTAATTCGAAAACCAATCAGCGAAATCGATGAAGATAAGATTCTATTCTACGACTGGGAAACCGATCATCAGTATGCGCCCTATGCCTCGATCAAGTCATGCGCAGTACAATATGGATTCAGTGGAGTGGTTGAGATGGTCGATCGGCCATCGCGTCGTAAGGAGTTCAAACGTAAACTTGCTGCGCCAGACATCATTAAAGTAGACTTCAATGGCGTCAACTTTGATCGAACTGTCGGCTACCGACATGGATACTTCGTGCATCCTCAGAACGCTCACGACGTTTATCAAATCCTTAAAACCATCAGTCCGACACTACCGGCTTTCTCCCAGAAGTTTGCCGCTTTTTACTTCCTCGGGGACCCGCATTTCCCGGAGATGGAACTGTTCGAGTACATGTCTGCACATGGGTGTGCGATGCACGAGGTTCCAACGAAACTTCTCCACCGTTATAACGCCCACGATATTGTACAGCTGGAACAACTCTTTAGGATGTCATGGGATGTTGTCATTAGAAACGAATTCTGGGAAGCCTACTTAAACGATGCTCTGATCTACGAGCCAAGCCTTGAGATGCACACTGAAGGGGGAATCTACATCGATATCCCTGAGACGTGGCGAGGTTTGCAACGACTGCAAAAGACTGTTCAAAATGAAACGAAACGCGCTCTTGAGCTTACCCACGGTGAGGTGCAGAATCCTAATTCTTCCAAACAACTCGCTCGCTATTTCACTGAGTTCGACAACCTCGAATTGGAGCTTACAGCTTCGGGGGAATTCAGTGTTAAGAAGAGTGTGCTGGTGTCACTTAAGGATGAAAATCCCTTGGCTGAGTGTGCCTTCAACATTCGTGATGCTAACGGTTCCATCAAATATCTGGAGAACTATCTTAACGCTACGGACGACGAAACATATCATGAAGACATGGGTCCGAACTGGATCCCGATCCAATACTCATGGTCTTCAGCGCGTACAAGGCGTACGACGTCTCAATCATTCCACAAGATTAATTTCCAGAACCCCAATGACAGAGCGAAAGCAGTACAGATTGTTCCTGAAGGGCAGCTTGGCTGGTGGTTCGACTCGACGCAGGTAGAGAACATCGTCCACATTTATGAATCCAACGACACGGCGAGACGGGCATCATACGAGGGAAACTACGACTGGAACGAGTATGTCTGGCTTTGCAATATCATATATGGAGAAGATAAGGACAAGGATTACTGGGATGATAAGGAGAATATGCTATCTCCCCGAATTCCGACGTGGACTGTTTATAAAGAAACCAAAACCGGAAAGCTCGCAATTAACTTTGGAATGGGAGTCACTAAGTTCTGTAAGCTTTTTGGGCTTAACCGTGACGTGGGTGAGGAAGTCTTCGGCAATGTGCATTCCGCTTGCCCCGCCATTCGAGAGTTGCAAAATCGAGTGGCTTCCGATCTACGCTCCACTGGGTACGTTACTGACGTCTTTGGGAAACGATACGCAGGATCTCCGAGTCAGGCATACAAGGTGGTTGCTTATCTTATTCAGGGATGTGGAACGGGTTCTCTACCGAAAGCCCAGATTCGTGCAAACTGGGAGACACTTAGACGTATGGATAAGAAAATGCCCACACCTCTGCGCCGTCGTGCCGTTAAGAGCGGGGTCATGTGCACCACCACCCACGATGAAAATGGAGGTCGTATCGATCTCCGACTCGGAAGTGACAACATTTTGCATCTACTGCAAAAGCTCAACTTCAACATGACCGAGAGGTTCTCGGAGAAGTTCGACAACATCCCCCTCAGAGCAAAGCTTTACCTCAGCAAAACAACAGCCAAGAATGCAATCGAAGTAGACATCAATGACCATGAATCCATCCTCCGTATTATCAAAGGCGACCCATGCCCATGCTGCAAAGCCACTGGTCACGTCGACAAAACCAAGTGCCTTGCGTGTGAAGGCTTAGGCTATATCCACCATGATCCCCACACAATTTCCAGAAGCCAACATGCGATTCGGACCTCCGCTCGGAATGAGCGAGAGTCAAGTAGCGACCGTCTATTGCTATCGCGGCACCGTTGATGGTCCTTCATCCTTGGAAGGTTCACCTGTCATCGTAACTGCATGGCTCCCTACTGAAGGGGAGTTGGAGTTATTGAAGACTGGCTCGCCTATCTACGTCGCCTTCCTCAGCGAGGGGCTACCGCCACACCTCCTCGCCATGGATTTCAACAACGCCAAGAAGCCAGCATGAATACAGAACCTGAACCAGTTCCTCCACCATTACCAATACCAAATCCCTTGCCAGATATTTACCATCCTCCTATCCCAAATCCTTTACCTGACATATTCGGATGAAACGATTCCTTCAACTGTATCGACATGCCAAGCAACTCAAACGCCAAGGCATACTGAAGCGTTCCGCATTCCGCTTCGCTGTATGGCGATGGTGGGTGGGGGACAAGTTCATGAACTACTCCACAGACTAATGAAGGTCCTATCACTTGATCCGTCTAAGAACAACGTAGGCTGGGCAACCTTCGATGGAACACGAAAAGTCAAACCCCGAGCTTGGAAGTGGGGCACCTTCCAGCTTGAGGGTATGAATCTGGAGATGCGGATGTACGATCTCGTCCAGAAGATAGGCGAGGAGATCGGAGAGTTCGACTTCCTCGTCACTGAACGTCCAGCGTTCTTCAGCTGTGAGCGCGGCGAAATTGCCGCACATCAAAACTACACGATCGATCTAGCAGCCATTGCGTATTACGTAGCTGGCTGGTATCACATGGATCATCGCCACCATTTTGCAATCACTGCAAACCAGTGGAAAGGTACGGTGTCCAAGGCTGTTACTGCACGTCGGTTCTTCAGGTCATTTCCTTACGTAGATCCACAAACACTCAGCGAGCACGCCATTGATGCGGTCATGCTCGCAAGGTTCACCCTTCACGATTACATATGCAACATGCCATCAGGGAAACTTGGCGGGGTAAAGCCAAGCCACATACTATCACTGCTCTGAAATGGGTGGCAAGCCAAGCTTCACTGCTAATTGGTTGCGTAGTGTACGCAGTGCTAATTTGGTTCGCGCAGCAGCCCTTTGCTTCTGTTCGAGCGATACATTCTGCATCTTCGCAATGTCGTTGTAGTACGCCATCTCAGTCGCCACATTGTTCTTGTAGTCAGACACAGCGTTCTGCTGAATTACCGATAGATCTAGGTGTCCGCTTTTGATCTGCGTAGCAATCGGCAACCAGAAGTCCATGCCGGTCACAGACTTGCCGCGCTTATCTACAGAGCCAGTGAGAGCAGCTTCGGCATTCCTCCACTGGGATCCAACGCCGGGTGTCCATGGTCCGAGAACCTCTTTTGCACCTGATGCAAAATAGTCAGTTGGTCCACGGAGCTTACGTCCAGTGAAGCGATCCTCATGGGTGATCCACGATGCAGCCGTATTCAGTGCCGGGTTGTTGTCCCATCCGACGACCGGGTTATTCTTCAAGGCGTCCATGGGGCGACCTTCCAGCAACGCACGGGCAGTCTGCTGGAACTGATCGGCAGGTAGCCAGTTGTTGAAATCGTAGAACTGGAAGCGACCCTTGGCATCACGGCCAGTCACGACCATATAACGATCCTTCATGTAGACCGGCAATCCAGCTTTGACCTTCTCCCAGTCTTTCTTGTCCTTCTCAGAGAGATTAGCTTCGCTCATCTTTTGCATCACCTCGGGCAAGGCGATAGCAAACCCCAGTGAAGCCGCGGCATTCAGGCGTGAGGCGGCATCCCCAGCGACAAGGTCTTGTCCAAGGTTCTTCAGGATGCGTCCCATCTCCGATGCGTAGCTGATGAACAGATTCATGAACGGCACAGCACGCCCAGCCATGACAGCTTTCGGCAGCATGTTGTAGTTCATCGTGTAGCGATTGGTGAACTCAGTGGCTCGGTTGATAACCTCGGTGCTATCCATGGCAGCGCCTAGCTCGGCAGCGATACGTGCCTTGGCAGCCATGTAGGTGGAGACACGGACCAAGGTATCAGGATACTTGAACCAATCGGCCATCTTGTTATCGGCATACTTCAGTCGAGTTCCAAGATCTCCGATCTGCGAATCGACGCGTCCGAGATAAGCTTGAATTCCCCCTTCAGAAGGAACGCTGGCCAATCCACCCGAGATGTTATCAGCTTCGCGCAGTACGTCGCGAGTAACTTGATCGGCATGGGTGATTCCATTCTCGACTAGCTCGCGATACTCTGGACTGCTGGGATCTCGCAAGGCATCGAACGCAGGTTTAACGTGACTCCATCCTCGGCCAATGGTCAGGAAGAACGGAGACGATACGACCTGCCGAACTATGCTCATCGGATTCCGATAAGTAACATTTGCTTTCATGAAGCTATTCACCCCAAGCATGGTACGAGAGAAAGCACTGTCAGGTTTCATGTGATCGCCCCATGCACTGACTACATCGCTAACATGGCGATGGACAAACATCCCTTGCAATTCACCGTTGGCTGGATCACGTGGTACGTACTTATATTGATGTAACTCCAGCAACTGGCGTCGAAGAGTGGGATCACTCGGAGCGTTTTGCAACTGCTGCATAACTCGCTGCTGCATTGCTTGAACTTCAGGATACGAATTGTATGATAAGGGCAAGCCTTCGTCCGACTTGGTAAGTCCCGTTGCCACCGTATGTAGGAAGCTGGAAGACTTAGCCATCGGCTGAAGCTTGAGTGTGGTCAGACGCACGCGATCGATAGGATTAGTGATCTCACCGAGGAACTGCTTCCACTCAGCATCAAGAACTTGGCGATGCTTGAATAGTGTCTGATCGATCTTTGATCCTTCTGAGGGGGAGTACAGGCGTTTTGTCTTCCGCACAGCTTCACCCCAATCACGCAGACCTTTCTGGATCTGATCGAGATTGTCAGTACCCCACGTCCCTTCCTTCAGAATCTTCTGGGACAAAGCATTGATAGCCTCATCGGATGCCTGATAAGATGAATCGGTAAATGCACGGAACTGCCGAGTCAGATACTGCCCACGACTGTCGAGCATCATCTGAGTACGAGCAGCGTCACCCTGTCCACGCGAAGCCACCTCTATCAAGCCATCAAGGTTGTCTCTTGCATCGATTGCAAAATCAGCGAATGCCTTACGATCAGGGTTGTTGCCCATCTTGGAAAGGTACTCAGCCTTGTCGCCACCATTGAGGAACTCATTGGTCAATGCTTTGGCTTCAGCGTCTGGCTTCAGGAAAGCAATCGACTTCAGAGAACGTTCGATGTTGTTGGTGAAGTATCGAGCCGATCCGGCAGACTGCTCAAGCATCCGATGGAACTTAGGTCCGATGGTCGTGCCAAAATATTCATCGAGTTTGACCAATCCTTTATCGAGGAAGCTGGACGAATCTGGTCCACGCCCTACGTTGAGATGTGCCTGTGCGATCAACTCCGGCAAGGTACGTTTGACTGTACCCACCGTGGTTGATCTGTCGATCTGACTAAGCGGACGAATGAATTGGGTTGGCTGTTCCTTGGTATCCTTGATAGCTGCACGAATCGCCATGGGACCAAAGAAGCCCACGAGGAAACCACCGACCATGCCAGCGACCATGTTGGAATGATCGCCCTTGTCATCGGTGAGTGCGCCAATGGTTCCACCTCCTACACTGCTGAAGAATGCACGACCAAGAGCCATTCGCATATCTTCAGTGACGGAACCTAGTTCACTCCCTCGCTGTCTTTTCCGCATCCCCGTCGATTCATTGATAGATGACGATGCAGCAATATCTTCGGGACGATTTTTACGGAGAACGTCCACAACCGATTCCTTTTGATCGTACTTACTAGCTCCGCCACTGGAAGCCGAGTCGGTAGCTTTTGTAATGCCATATTTATTCTTGAGTGCTTCTGCCATAGCAGGAGGATTGGGGTCAGCGAATCCCTCCAATTCTGCAATGGCTTTTCTTTCTTCTTCGGAATAGTGATTCAGTTCAGACTCCAAGTCCATGCGATCAACGCTCCCAGACTTGGCAAGTTTCTGAAGGGGAGTAGGGTTAACCGTTGGCTTGGGTGGCTCCGCGGCTGCGGCTTTCGCTGCGGCATGTTCATGGTTCTTAACCAGTTGCGCGATAGCATCCTTCTGATTCTCGGTGCTCAGTACGCGCTCAGTGTAATGCGTCTGCTTTGCTCCCGGCAGATCGTCTACATACCACCACTTGGTTTCTGGATCACGGAAGATCTGGTAAGTTGTATCTCCAATTTTGACATTATAGTTACCAGACTCCTTGAAGTCGGGGGCACGCTTAGCCTTGGGCGGAGCCATCGGATTGACAGCTTCGGTAGGCGCAGGTGCCGAAGCTTCTGGCGTGAATCGACGCATCTCGACGCGTTTGCCTGAACTCTGCCAAGCCCAAAGATCCCCATTTGCATCGCGACGAATCTGGGGAGTAGTGGCAGTTGGTTCGTGTGCCACTTCCATCTGATTCCAGACAGTCTTAGTCACACGCGTAACAGGTGCCATTGGATTGATACTACCTGCTGGAGCAGCGGGCTCGTCGGGCTTGAGCAAGTTTTGCAATCGCTGCAACTCGTCCGTCTCGGGAGCGACTGGCGTAGGTGATGGAGGGGGAGCCTCAGTAGGATTCTGGGATCCCTTGGCGATCACTTCATCAGCGAGGGGAGGAAGATATCCTTGATCGCGCATCCACTGCTCCAGCTTCTCTGGCGTATCTGCTACTTGAGGTTCAGCAAAGTTCTTACGAACTTGTGCAGCTTTTTCAGCAATGGCTTCAGCACTAACGGCTTCAGGTGCAAGACTGAAGTTTCCTCCAGACCCGGAAGTCAGTTCCTTGAAAGCGTGCATCCCATTATGGTCAATGCCTTGATAGACAGAACCAACAGCCGCAGCTTCCTGATGCCATCCGGGCGCGGCAGCAGCCCCCATCAGAGGTTTGCTCGAATAAGTGATCGGAGCTACTGGCGCAGGTTCAGGGATCTCCGGCACGCGGGCAGGACGATCAAGCATGACACCGAGTCCCGTGTTAAGCACAGGAGCAGGCGCAGTGATCGGTGGTGCCATGGGATTAGTCGACAACCTCACAGGGTTAGGCTCAGGACGCATCAACGGAGCCGTTGAATACGTGATCGGTGGCTGAGGTGCTGGCTCAGGAATCTCAGGCACGACAGCAGGACGATCAAGTGCCACTCCCAATCCTGTGTTGAACTGAGGGGGAGCAGGATATACCTGTGGTGGAACGAATGGTGCTTCGGGAACTGGGCGATATGGCTGCGGCTCCGGACCTTGGAGGGGCACGGAGGAATACGTGATCGGAGGTTTTGCAACCGGTGCAAGTGGTGGCAATGGGCGTGGAGGTGGACCAGCCACAGTCACCTTACCGGGATTGGTAACGACAGCACCTGAGCGATCAAATGCAGGAGCATTCGGAGCGCCAAACTCTCCACCCACGATTGGTGGTGCCTTGGTAGGAATCTCACCGGGCAGTCCCGAGAACTTGAATGGATTCTCGATTGGCTTACCAATGAAAGTTGTGGCTAGACCTTGGATGAGTCCACTGTAATCACCTCGGGTTGGTCCGGGTTGTGCCGCGGCTGCTGGATCTTGAGCATCGAAGAACAGTTTGGATCCCAAGCCCAGAGCACCAGCCGCAGCAATACGACCGAGACTCATCTTAGGGAGAAGTCCCGTGATTAATCCCATCGCTCCCCCTTCAGCTGCCTGTTCAGCACCGACCGTGGTATTCTCAGAAGCTCCTACAGTTCCGAACTCCAATGCACCTGTGACTGCCCGAGCCGCTAAGGGGATACGACTCAGTTGCGTGGCTGCCGACAGTCCACGACCAACCATTCCAGTTGCAGCAATCTCTCCGGCAATAGGTAAGACACCAGCCACAAGGTCTGCACCTTGCTGAGGTAGAGTTACGCCACGAGGAAGATAAGCTTCCGGAGGGAGAAAGCTGTGGTCCTGCCGAGGTTGCCCTTGAACGTAATCAGCGATGTTGCCAACGGATTCCGATAGACCTTCAATGGCTTTCGGGAGTGCAGTCATCGCTCCATACCCAAGGCGTTCTGCTGCACTGTATTCAGGTGCAGCAGAACCGGGAGTTGCGAGCCATTGCTGTAAACGCTGACTCCCTTCCGATGACGAATCATCGGTAGGAAGTGGAGGGGCGGGATAGAATGGATTAGCCATTTTGCAATCGGTGCAAGTTTACCAGCCAGCCGCTCCGCGGGCAGCAGCTTCATCGGAACCCATACGGATGTAGCTATCGATCATACCACGACCGAAACGTCCGAGAGCATTTGGCGTGGTTCCACCTTGACCGGGAACCCAATCATTGAAGCCCATCATATTACCGAAGGTCTTGTTTGCTACCGTATTGAATCGGCTAGGAGTCTCGCCAACTGAGAACAAAGGTGTCGCTTCCTTTGCAGCTTTCGAGATAACCATTTGCTTCTCCATCGGTGACAAAGGTCCACCTTTCAGTGCCATAGCCTTTTGTAGCTGGGTCTGAATATGTGTTTGAATCGATGGCGGAGCAGTAGCTACAGACATATCCTGCGCTCCGCGGATTGCTGCGGGGATTAGATTACCGGGGATACTACCAGTGGTCGGTGCCATGAAAGCCGCGGCAGCTGCTTCAGGCATAGGCTTTAGAGGAGGTTCCTCATTCATTTTTGACTGATAGAACTCACGCCAGATTCGTTCGTCTTCAGGTGTAGCTTGCACCAGTTTACGCACAGGACGCGCATCGACAGAAGTAGCATCGGGTTCTTGATTTTGCCATGTCATCAGATTACCTGTGGAAGGATCGTAATGCGCATTCGACTCCACGAGTTGATCGAATCGTTTTGCACCAAATTCTGTGTGAGCCATAGCCGCCTTGTGTGCATCCTCCTCTTCCTGACGGATACGCCGGAGTTCGGTAGCACGCTGTTCGTTAACAGCTTGAGCCCTAGCTTGACGTTCCTCTTGAGAGAGCTGATGCTCGTAGTAACGTTTCTCTGCTTCCTGCTGGCGTTGCTGGCGTTCAGCTTCCTGTGCATCTTGGCGAGCATTCAATTCGGCTTGACTCATGTCATGCTCGAAGTCACGCCCGCCAGTGATAGCACCATAAACATACTTGCCACGCTTGGGATCAGTTCCGATGATTGCACGAAGATCGGGGTCAGCCATCACTTCAGCATAGGGATGTCCATGTAAACGCTCAGTTACCGCAGCTAGCCGTTTGGTTGGCGTGGTGTAGCTTGGATCATATGCGCCAGTATTGATGGCGATATTTCGTTCGTCTTCATTCTGGAACGTAGGCCACTGTTCCCCAACTGAAGGGGAGAGATCAGGATTTGCAGCAGGTGCACCACGTCGAGCAGATGCTGCATTAGGATGGACGGTTGCCAGAGCAGCCGCGACATTTGCAGGGTCTGCAAAATACTGTTCGGGTGACGTTCCCCGATTCATCTTGGACCACTGCGAGTTGATGTATGAACGTCCCTCACTTGGGGCATCGAAGAACATCTGGCTCGAATTCTCTTGGGGAGAATTGCCGTTAGCTGTGTACAGCTGTGCGAAATCCGCCATCCCCAGAGGGACAGAAGGATTGACGATTACTCTTCCGTATTGATCGACAGGCATATTGAGTTTTGCACTCGGTGCAAATTAGAGTACAGCGTAGTTAGGAAGCGCATCATCCCACATCCCATTCCGGGAAAGATACCCAGAAAGATTCGCGCGATTGAGTTGCTGAAACGGGTTCTCTTGTGCTAGTGCCATTGTCCCTGCATAGGCATCTCTCCAAGTACCACGATAGGCACTACCATTGGTTGGTACACCAGCCTTACCCCCAGCAACTCCCGAGGTGCCCGAAGCTCCCATGGCAGCGATCTGTGCGGCAAGCTTCTGCTTATCCAGATCGTGATTCTGTCCGTATTCATAGGCGTGTTGGGCTTGGCCAGCATTGAACTTGCTGTAATCCAGCTGATAGCCCGCACCTTGTGCATTGTAATCCGCTAACATCTTGGAGTAGCCAAGCTGGATATTCGCCATGGTGGAAGCGATGTTAGCTGCGAGTGAGTCCGCCTTGTTAACGGCATCAAGTCTCGTTGTCTGCTTCTGAGTGTTGATCTCAGCAAGCTGATTGTAAACCGGCAGTTTGGCTTGAGCCGCGACAACGCCTGACGCAACAGGATTGACACCCTGCTGAATCAAACGATTGGCATAGACATTGCCTGCGTTGTTCGCAGCTTGACTTCCCATTGCTTTGGTAGAAGCTTCGAGATCGTCATACTGCGACATCGCCTGCTTAATCATCTTCTGCCGCTCCACCTTGTTTTGCAGTGCTTGCAAATTGGAATAGTCCGGCGGTGCAGGAGGTGGCGGAAGCTTCACGGGCTGAGCCATGAAACTGGAATAGGACGAAGTCTGATTATTCAGATTGATCGTGTTATTCGCTGAACCGCTACCAGCTACCATATTACCCATTACAGGGGTTGTAGTCGTAGGTGCTGGGGCTGTCGGTGGATTCGGATAGAACTGAGCCATCCCGGTTCCTCCGGGCATGTTCATCCATTTCCATGTACCGCTATCGGTTACTTCTGTGGGGTTAGTTGGACTAATCATGTGAGTGCTACTTTCTTGAGAACGCTGTTATTATTGAAGCAGAGATATGTGGCAGTACCTGTATGTTGGTAGAAGCCCCAGTCGTTTACGAGCGGGAAGTTGGCGAGTGCTGGAGCTACGTTTGATTTCTGGAACGCAAGGAATCTGGTATTTCCTTTGGTCAGTCCGCCGAGCATGTCGGCTGTTAGTATATCGAATCCTTTCTTGTTTTTGATTTGAATTGTGATCTTGCCCTTAAACGAAATGATGAGGATATCATTCCGATTAAGACCAGCAGGAATCCGACCATCAGTGGATGCATAGACTTGTGCGCGAGCATTGAGTTGATCTTCGAGATCGGCAAAGGTATCGCGGATTAGTTTAACAATATCTCTCGAATCGGTAAACTGCTTGTCAGCAATCGGTCTAGTTGTTATTGCCATCGGCGTCGTTCAACCTCAGTTCATAGTTCATCAGTTGGACCTGTGCGTAATTACGATCACGCATCACGAATCCCTGCTGCCGGGCATATGTGATCGGAAGGGGAGATGGGGTTTGGTACACGAATGGTTCGTCGATAACTCTCGTGTTTGCATCCAGTGCAAAACTGTTGCCACCAGCAAGAATCATATCACTCTGTGTCATGCCACCCGAAATATGGATATAACCAGAGAAGTGTTCGATGGTCGGATCCATATTCTTATGACCGTTAATATACCATGTTGACCAGAGTTCATCAACCTTTTTCGTATCGAATGGAACTGCGGCATTGAACGTTCTACCCACCTCCATCTCGATCAAGCCAAGATAGAAGATTGCATTCGCTGCAATTCCGGGAATGACTGTGGTATAAAAGGCATCGTTCCAATCTCCGGTGTTGGAGTTGTACTGAAGGCATCGATCGAAGGTGACAGTTACTCCATCCGCGGAAACGCCCGAGATGCGACAACGCCAGATCTCACGATTGGGATTGGCAGCATTGTTGAAGTTGTGATGAATCGTAACCCAATTCCCGATCACGCCATCAAAGACATTGCCTGTTAAGAAATTCTTGAAGGTGGGATTCCCCGGCAGGAGAACCATCTGACTGCCAATGAATGACTGCTGAAGAAATCCTGTGCCGTATTGATGCCCCATGTCGCTCTCGGCGTGGACAGAATCAAACCAATGGCACACTTGTCCTTCAGCGAAAAATTCTCCCACCAATCCTGTTTCAGTTCCAACGAACATTTTCATCTGTCCGCTAAATCGATCAAAGATCTGAGATGAGCATAGAACGTCTGAAACATCCATCGTTCCCCACAAGCCAGTAGGCCCGTGCTGATAGATCATCTTATTGAAACTGGTGCTAGTGGTATCGTCTGTCCGAACGAACAAGCAATTCAGTTCCCCGCGCGGGCAGTAGCAGCCATGGAAGAAAAGCCGATCATGAGCATTCTTGGAAAGGTTACGCAGCGTCTTGTAGACCATGCTGGAGATCGGCTGCTGTGATGCACTGTCGCATTCCACAATGGCAAAGCCTTTCGAATCGATTCCCCACAGCACGTTCTGCCCTTTGTCTAGAATCGCAGAGAACTGCGAATGATGATTGCTAACGCAATAGTTATCAGCAATCGCACGCAAAGACGATTCAAAGTTTGGAGTTCCTGCATTCTTCAGGTTTAGCGTGTAGCACTTGTTCGGACTTTCCGTGTCGAGTTTGAGCAAATTCAGGTTTGGAATCACCGCGATAGCTGTTCCATTCCCGCCACCAACCGAGAACGTATATAGCTCCGGAACTTGTACGTCGCCGATCAGATCTGTTTGACCCCATGAGAAAGGATTCCTTGGCTTGCTACGATATAAGACGGTTGAGGGTCCCCGCAAGTGAGCGATCGTTGTTCCGTTGACCGAAAGACCAATCGTTGAAGTGAGGGCAATGTCCTGATATAATTGAGCTGTGGTGTTATCGATCTGCTTGAAGTAGAAACTCCCGTGCCCATCGAAACCCCCTGAAGTAATTCCGTCGAAGGAGATAATCTGTCCGTTTCTACCGTCGTACCATTTGTCACCCGCAGTGGTGAGAGTGACGAGTCCGGTGGTGGTAACAGAGACGGCAGGTTCGAATATAAGATTACCAAAGCCCCAGAAGAAAGGATCAGCATAGACGCATTTATCAAACTGCGGTGACATGAAGTTATCATTCTCGATCTGCTCCAATCCTTGTGCTGCCGCATTGTCGACAAATGGGACGGTAGCGATGTTCGAGTTATTTTCAACCTCTCCAATCCAGAACAGATTGCCAGCAGCACCAAAGTCGGCAGCTTCTGGTGCTGTATCGAAATAGGTGGTACGATAGACCCAGATATGCGAGATGTCGTAACGTTGTGAGGTTGGAATATCCAGACGCTTTGCATTCGTATTAACTGTCGAGTCAGCTGCTGAGATTGGAGATGGATTGGAACGAGGTGCAGGAGATCCACCACCAGTCACAGCATTTTCCACCAATGGATACAAACGCTTAGCCACATAGACGTAAGCGTAGGACCAATACTTATTTGCAGTGAACGTTGCAACTGTACCCAACGATACAACTGTCGGAGCCGTAGGTGGTGCTTCCAATCCAGCACGAGTCCACTGTGCCAGTGAGTTCATCACCAACACAGCTTCCTCCCCATTAGCTCGCAAGGTCAAATCGATCTTGGGCGCAGGAGCATAGACATCTTTCACCCGTGTCTGCGGGTTGCTAATTGTAACGATGCCGGGCATAGTTTTGCAACAGGTGCAAGATGGACTAAGCAGTCTTCAGAATCTCAAGCCAGCGATAGAGTTCCTTGGAAGCCGCGGCAAGCGTACCACCAGACTGTGCACTTCCGAAACCATTGGTTGCTTTGGCTGCGTGCATGTTTCCTTGAATTTCCAGTACGGTTGGAACACCGAGAAGAAGATCTCCTCCGAATTCAAACTTAACGTTATCCGCTCCTGCTGAAATCTGTGACAGGACATGTGTGGGACTGATTTCATTCGGTGCACCATTCCATGCCGGAAATCCGGTGGTCACATTGAAAAGCCGTGCGGCTCCAATCTGCCCAACAGTGTTGGTCATGATACTCCAACCGCGGATGCGATATGCACCTGTTGCAAGAGTAACTTGATTTAGTGCTAGCGAAGCGAAGCCCGGATTGGTGATACCGTCAGGATTCAACTGACTCACGATGACGTTGAGAGGTGCCTGCTGCCAAACGTTGGCAGTAGTATAACCACCACCGTGAGTTCCAGTGGCAACTTGATGGACGATGATTGCGCGTGACATAGTTTCTTCTTCGCCTGCTCCGGCGACAAGGGTTAGATTGGGATTAACGATAGGCTGGCCAAACAACTCCTCCTCAGTTACGACACGGACGGCGCTCTGAGTTTGGACAATAACGTTCTTTCGAGAGTCATTGGTTTGGCAGATGGCAAGGATAGGCTCGCCAAAGTTGAGTGCGAATTTACAGCCAAAAGCTTTGGTGAGAGTGTTCTTATTAGTCGGGACACACCCCTTCAGAACATCAAAGAAGCCAAGATCGGGATTGGCGAATTGCTCCCTTTCATTTAGCCCCTTGAGTTCTTGAACGGTGATCTTCCCCTGATTGATTGGAGCGTTAGGCATTATCCATTCATGGGTGTAATTTCTGTCGCTCCAAGTGAACGACCGTGAGCTTCCTTAGCAAGTTGCCGATACAGATTCGCAGCTTTGCTATCACCGAACATTGAACAACGAACGATTGTATCCTTGATGACCGTTTGAATGAGCGCAGCTGGGATCACATCCTCTCCGGGATTTCCATCCCGAAATGTTGCGAACTTCCAATAGTTGAAAAAGATTACATCGCTGCCATCCACTTCACTATTGGGATACAGCTTGAAGGAATTACCTTCTCTCCAAACGTATCGAGAAGGGCCTGTATTCGTTCCTGTTGCTCGATTGTTTACTCGCAGCTTGTAAGCTTTGGTTGCATCGTTACCCGGATAGTATTGAACGTTCTGGATATCGAGATGCTGTACTTCAGTTGGAAGAATTGGAGCACTAGCAATCGTGATAACTCCAGATTTATACAACTCCGGATATTTCACCGCAGCTGTATATTCATCAAAAACTGACTGGATAGTCATATCCAGCCAGCCACCCAAAGCATCGATGTCAGGAATCTTTGCCTCAAATGCAACAGCTTCTTTTAATTCGCCAATGGTCATGGTTTACGACTGAGGGGGAGTAGGATTCATCTGCTCAAGTTTGGTCTGCCAGAGCGCCTTGGCTTGGTCCATCTTATTCAGATGAGTCAGGACATAGAACTCTGCGCGCTTGATGATCTCGTTATCCCATTGAAGAGTGACGGGCACGTCGGCATCGAGGGACAAACGATTAGGCGCACGCCAGTAGGTCAGCAATAGTTTGTCGGTTGCCTGAACTGTTGAAAACGGCTCGTAGATCACATCCTGTTGCGACGGGGTGACGGGGTCCTGAACCAATTCAAAGGCTCGGGGCTTTCCATACACTTCGGCAGGAGGAACAAGTCCACGTCGCGGAAACAGTTTCCATGTCTTGCTGCTGATCGAATCGTAGTAACGAATCCGTTCCACTTCCAACATGTCTGCTGGCATTGGGGCGGGAGTCCCAAGATTATCGATTGTCAGTAAGACATCAGGTTTGAGTAGCTCACTCCACTTGTTCTCGCGGGCGAGATCATACATCGCGATGTTGATGGCATCAGCGACAAGAGACACCATCGCAGGGTCATTCGTAGAGATACGAGTGAACCGTGTAACAGTGTCTTTAAATTCGGCGTAGGTCATTTTGCAATCGGTGCAAACTAAGTAGCCAAAGCCCAGAGCACTTTGCCTTCCCCATTCTTCAGCCCCAGAGCGTCAAAGGCGCATTTGTTAAGATCGATGCCTGCGCCGTTCTTGATATTCTTTTTGGCAGGCATAGTGTCCATCAGCTTGCAGGTGATGGAGGTTCCTGTGACTTGGTTCCACACTTTGATGGGTGTTCCGCGTTGCGGTTCCGGGAATAGATTCCAATCATCTGGCGGCAAAGCGCAATAAGGAGAATCAACCGTAGTGTCATCTTCCCACTTTCCAATACCGTTGTCTCCAAATTGGAAACAATAGTTGTCAGAGTGTCCCTCTGCTTTGCATCTTTTGAATCGTTTGACATCTTCAGGATCGGCGAAAAGTGTAGCCTTAACCCTGTGCCAGCCCTCGGGAATTTCTTCATCAGGATCTATTGCGAGATCCAGTGCGTTCAGTGCAGCAAATGTTTTAGGACCGAAGTCCTTGTCGATTGGTCCGGGATTAAACCCGTTATCGGCGAGAAGCTGTTGAATCGCTCCTCGAAGTTCAGATGGAATCATTTCGGGGTGGGTTGCTTCAGGTGAACGCCGGCACCGGCGCTAATGGTTCGACCAGTTTCGTCTTGATAGCTGATCTGACCATTGATGGAATCGAAGGGGGAACTTGCACACATTGCAAGAAGCATGGCGCAAGAACATGCGAGGAGCAATTTCATTTTAGTCTTGAAGGTATCCATGACCACCATGATGATGGCCAAAGAAGTAGAGGAGAACGATGACGAGTAGGATAAAACCAAGGCCGCCGACAGGGGCATAGCCCCAATCAGCGCGACGGTTGTACGAGTAACCTCCACCGAAGAGGAGGAGAATGATGACGAGTAGAATTAGGAGATCCATTAATTTGCAGGGTTGGCTGGTGCTGTCTGTGGGCCGCTCCGAGCGGCGTGCATGATAGTGTAGATGATCGCACAGAATGCGATGAAGTCCATGATCGCAGCAATCTCCGGACGCCATTCGACGGGGAAGATTACTTGTAGTTTGACGATGAACTTGTCCTGAAGGGAAGGATTGATCTCTGCAACGTGACCTAAGAAGGTACTAATCGCAGTGGCCAATACACCCCAGAACGCCTTAGTTTTGCTTGTGGGATTCACGGTAGTCTTTTTCGATGATAGCGAGGATTCTTTCGATGCCTTGCATGAGTTCTGTCAGGTCTGGTCTACTTTCAAGTCTGATGATTTGCTCCTGACATTTAGCCATATCAGACTGGAACGTCGTGGCTTTGTCGTGCCAGTAGTCCCGTGTTTTAGCGTGTTCTGCACGCTCCTTCTCAAAGTATTCCTTATACTCTTCTGCCATCTTTGCCAGAGTATCTCCGCGGGCTTGCCACATCTTGGAGTCGGAAACACTCTGTGCATCGATCTCGGACTTGTTGCTTTTCTTGGTTGAGCGATATCGTTCGAATCCGGCGGCGATCGTCGACAACATAGCCCAGATGCTAGCTATTACCGTCGCGGGATCAGGAACTGAATGGGGGTCTGCCATAGTTTTGCACCTGTTGCAAGATTACTTAACGTGCGCTAGATAGCTGTTGACCTTTGCTTGATTTGCAGGGGACATGAAGAAGTTGAATACCAGCATACTGCTGATAGGTACAGGACTGAATGAACCCGGCGTTGTTGAGTTGAACGCAAAGATCAACAGTGGCTTACCTGTTGCCGCGGTTCCGACAGGTAGAGTAATACTTCCGTTAGGTGATCCATCACTATAAAATGTGACAGCTGTTCCATTAACAATGATAGATACAACCGATGGAAAGACGACAGGTCCCGTAGTTCCCGCACCTCCAGCAATGAATGGACGATCCAAATTTGGGTTGGCCGTCCCACTGATAATATACAAGTTATATGCGCCCGGAGTAGCCGCATTGTCTTTCGCCATGATCTGGCCTGCTGACAGATTACGCACAGTGTAGAAAACTGAGGAATCGTTCTGCAACGAAATATCCGCAGCATCCGCAACTGAGAAATAATCATCCACTCCATCTGGCACCACATAGGGAACGCCAGAAAGAAATTGAAGCTTAGGACGATTGGCCAGTGTAGGTTGTTCAGCAGCTTTCCCTGAATAGGGATCGTACCAAGAAGCAATGGCATCACCCGCCAGTGTGGCTGGCTGGGTGCGCGCAATGTCCTTGAACATATTAATGGGAATCCTGTCCCCATTATGTGTCTGAAGTCGTAATCCAAAGTTAATTCCAAACAGCAGATTTCTCCGCTTATTGGCCTGCCATGGAATACCTACTGGAAACCCTATTGGCATTAAACAGTGGAGTGGAATGCTTGACCAATACCCGCGGAAACAGAATAGCTTTGCACGCCGTATATCGTGGTTCCGGCGGGAATCGTCAGAGTCGCAAGGCTTTGCGATGCTGCTACAGGATAACGAAAATTCAGAATTGGAAACACACAATCCGTAAAGCAGAGAATCGTGGCAACTCCCCCTTCAGGTAGAGTTTGGAGAGGAAGAATGGTGTTGAATGCCAGTGTTGGCATCTCACCGAAAAGACGTTGCTGTTGCATATAATAAAGAAAGAGTTCCACCCTCACCCCTCGGTCTGAGGGGGAGGATGGATGTGAGAGGTTAGGTTTCCTGCGTACGGATCGGCAGAGTGTTCAGTTCGAACGGCTCAACCACAACAGCGAATTCACCGACAGTTTTGGCTCCGACAATCGTTTCGGTGATCCAGATTTCAGTGTCGGCCTTGACGATGGCGAAGTCGTTTGGAGGTGACACATACATCGTTCCAGCTACGGCTTTCAAACTCTGGGCAGCCAGAAGTTGATTGCCACCGGAAGACGTTCCGAGATCGAACAGATCGCTCGTGGCCGCATCACTTGCAGTGATGACAGCGATACGAACTTTGTATGCAGCTGGCGAAGGCTGAATGACGGAGAGTCCGCCAACAGCATTTGGACCTGCTGGAATTGTGCAGATCTTCTGCGAAACCCCTGATGTCAGAGGTGCCGAGAATGGAAAAATCCACGAAGTCCGCGTTAGAACTGAACCCAGTCGGTTGCCTTTGAGACAACCAGTTTGATGAGTTTGCATAGTTAGTTTTGCACTTGATGCAAAAGGGTGGAAGCTGCCGCCCGCCCCGCTAAAACGAGCGGCAGCCAACCACGCCAGTTAGGCACCAATCCGTGCGATGCCGCGCTTGTTCTCGTAACCCGGCACGAACCGCTGACGCAAGCGGGAGAACCACGCGTCCGGGTTATCGTTGAAGGGCTTCAGAGGAGTGATGTCCGGATTGGTACGGACGATCATGGTCAACCCATAGTTCTGGGAACCGGGCTGCCAGCCGATGAACCACGCATCCGGGCTCGTGAGGAACCGAAGCGGAACGAGGTTGAAACGGAACATCTTCAGTGCGGCATTCACTCGGTTGTCCGAAGTGTTCGGGTTCTGAATGGAGTTCACCACCTCGATGGCTTGGCGCCACAACGCAGAGGAGATCGCCGGGACGTAGATGTTAATCGTCCCATTGTAGCCGATCGGAAATCCGCGGCTGTCCTTCAGATTGTAGAGCAGATCGACCACCGCCTGTACCACGGTTTCCACCGTGATCGGGAGGTTGGTGGCGATACGATTGCTCCACTGGGCTGCGCCATCCTCTCGCGTGTGCGTGAGGGAGAACAGCGGCTGGCCACCGAAGTCGTAAGACTGAAGCGTGACACCGTTGTTCAGGAGGTTGGCACCTGCCATGTCCATGACCAACTGCGACCCGCGCAGCATGTTCATGGGACGATTGGCGAGCAGTCCCCAGAGTTCGTCTTCCACCGCTTGGCGTTCGATCTGATACCCAAGCCGATACGTGACCGGCGAGTAGTATGCGATCGGACCCTGAGGTGGCTCGTCCAAGGGGAGCCGCTGGAGATCCCGATTCGGAATCGGCATTCCCAGACTTCCCATATACGACTTCTTGACAAAGGCGCGAGTGGTGTTCTCGACCTTCATGAAAGAGTCGTACTCTTTCGGAGTCATCGCGAATGCCTCGTCTTTGATCTCGTCAAAGTTCCGGTCGAAATGCTCCACGTAACGTTCAACAACAACTGCCATAGTATTTGGATAGTTAAGAGTTTTGCAACTGGTGCAAGACTAGCCTTGGATTTTGGTGGGGATGATCTTGACCCAAACGCGTGGGTTGTTGTCATTGACGCCCATGCCGGGAGCCAACGAGACGATTTCGAATAGCGGTGTCGCTACGTTGTTCACATCGAGGAACTGGTAGTTGTTGTACGTACCCGATGTCGGCACGTAAATTCCATACTGCTGGCCGGGACCCATGCCACCAGCACCGACACCGTTGGTGCCGCCGCCAGCCCATGTGACTCCGTTCGCAGTTCCGATCTGTGCGCCAGTGCCGCCACCTGCCGTCGCCGAAGCGATGTTGATCTCGATGATCCGGTCACGGACATCGAAGGCGAAGTGATTGGTGCCGAACAGTTTTGTCGGGGGAGTGGACAATCCAGTTCCCACCGAGGGATCAGGCGACTGGCCGTAGACGAGGACGCCACCAGTGGCGACCTTGTTGAGAGTGGGTACACCACCTGCTCCCACGACGATATAGACGAGGGAGTCTTTCAGCCACGTTTGTGCCGCGGCTTCGGCAACCGCATCCTTCTGGACACAGGGCTCGTTATTGCCCCCTTCCATCCGGATAAACGGCATCGAGATTGCTGCAATTGCCATAAGTTAAGTACGTTGTTTGTTTGAGGTTTGCTAACGGCTAACACGTTGCGATCGGCGTTCGATCACTGCACCGGGAGTCACATGGGAATGAACCGCCGTGCTGCGCCCTTGGAGTTCTTCAATCTCGCGCTCGGCTCCGATCTCACGTTTGAGGCGAGTATCAGGAATCATGCCGGGATCGTCTCCTCCTGCGTCAGCGGCGAGCGATTCGCCTTTGATCTCCGCAGTCATCAGGTCGATTGAAACCAGTCCGTAGACGTGATTGATCTGATCCTGAAGTTCTCTCGGACGGAACATCAGCACAAAGTTTTCATTGGGTTTCATCCCAGCGACTTTATGAGGCTGTCCGGCCATCGGATGTTTTTCCATGATCGGCTCGTTCTTTTCGTTGAACCGACCAGTTTCCCTTTCGGCTGGATATCTCCAGATCACCCAGCCATCAGCAGTGTACGGGGAACCCGTAATCGGCTGACGTGCTTGCATTGCCAGTGCCTCTTGCCCTTCGGCATAGAATCCACCGGCGTGTTTGTTGGCATCGAACTCGGCTGGTAGCGCGAATTTTCCGCCCAAATTGAGATTGGTCATTCCCTCCTGTTTCTGCAGAAGATGGAATGGATCGTTGCGTTGCTGCGCTCCTTGGTCGAGACGAGTGGAGCGAGCGGGAACTTGGTCTGCTGTGATTGGCATAGAAGTAATTAGTTTTGCAGCTGTTGCAAAAGTGGTTAGCGGTTCTTGTAAGCTTTAGGTTTGACCGGCCAGTTGGCTGTGGTTGCCGCCATCGCTGCATCCGTATCCGGATCCATCGGCAAGTTGCGTTGCTGTTGCTGTGCCAGTGGACGCGAATGTGCGCCTGCACCGGGATAGGTGAAGCGCGTCTGTTGATTGCCGGGAGGAGGGCTGTTTGGAGCAGGATTGTTCACGATGATCGGAAGTGGGTTAGCGGGTTGAGTCGGAGTGTTTCCGGTGCCATGTTCTTCAACGTGGCGCGCCCAGAAAATCCGGGCAAGGTTCTGGGCAACGTCGCGGTTGACGAGTTGTCCATCGGCAGCCATCGCCTGTGTCCGTTCCCAAAGTGCTTGAGCGACTTCGGGAATATCCTGAATCCCCAAACGATCACTCTGCATCACTTCGTCGAACACGGAAGCTGCGTTGCTGTTAACAACCTGCTGCGCGAGTGGCGCCATCGATTGTTGGATCTGACTTTGGAAACGATTCCCGAATCGTTCCATGGCACCCGCGTTCAACTTCGCGAATGCTTTTGCTTGAGCGGGTTCAATCCCCTGCTCGATGTAATACTGCTCCAGTTCACCAACAAACGTCGGTGGCTGTTGCTGTTGTCCCTGTTGCTGCGACTGCCGCGGAGCAAGTTCCCCTCGGGAAATCTGCTGTTGAACGCGTGCCAGTTCGGCTTGTGTTTGATCGTAACGTGACTGGAACGATCGTGCCTGAGATGCTTGATTTGCAACCTGTGCAAACTGGGTCTTGGCTTCGATGATCTTGTCACGGACTGCTGGATCCAGCAGATCGAGATCGATGTCAGCGAACGGATCAGGGACTCCATTCTGCTGGGGAGGTACTCCGTTTTGATTTCCGTTCTGATTCTGTCCGGGTTGATTTCCCTGAGATGGTGCACCACCTCCGGGATTTCTATCCTCGGGATCAAAAAAGAAACCACGACGACCCAGCAGAAATTTGGCTGCGGGGATTTGGGAACTTAGGATGCTCATTTGCTTTTTGGTCTAACGGGTTTAGAACCGCGGACCTGCAAGAAGAACATCTCCAGTTCATCTAATAGGTTAACACGATTCTGGATCATTGTCAAGTGCTCTGTGTTGTTGTCCGTGACAATTCGGACGGTCGCGTACTCTTGTTGGCGGATATCCTCGAATAGATCGTGGATATCATGTTCACCTAAAGTTTTAACTGCTTCTTGAACTAGCTCGGATACTTGAATGTTCATTGTCCGGTCTGTTGGCGTTGTTGTCCGGGCGTAGTGGCTGGCTTACCGGGACTGGGATTATTTTGGTTTTGCA